CTAACTGCACTTCTCATTGTTGGGTTCTACCCAGCTAAACCTCTACTGGAGAATCGAGTGGTTGCGAAAAACAAATCCGTTTATAATTGGTCACGTTGGATAGCATCGGACGGCATTCATAGTCCCGGAGATAGCTATAGTCGTACACTATTGCTTATCCGTACTACGGATGGCGGATCGATGCCAAACTGGCGTGAAGTAATTAGAAATGGAGGAGACGCAACCAATGCACTCGTCGCTACTTATGACGAATTGCAGCACTCTGGAGGGTACCAATGGGTAAAGTATTATTACCAATGGGACCAGTACCAGGGATACTTCGACCCTAGAGTCATGCGTTGGTCGGGCTATAGAGCCGTCGGCGCATTAACTCAAAGGGACGTCGATCCTTCGCTTGAGGCTTTAGCAGATGCGAGAGCACGCTCAAACTTCAATAAGAAGCTTCGAAGTTTCTCCTCTGCGATGCAGGGGGGAGTCTTCGTAGGCGAACTTAGGGAAGCTATGGGCATGTTACGGAGGCCTGCGCAATCATTGTTCGAGGGGATTGGAAAGTATCTGGACACGGTAAGTAAAAGAAGCCGTGGCTTGAGAAAGAATCCTGTCTCCAAGAGCAATAACAAGCCTCATCCGTCTTATACTAAGGCGGTTGGGAAGATTGCTGCAGAAACCTGGCTTGAATATGCTTTTGGTTGGGTACCGCTCGCCGGAGATATCGCGGACGCCTTTAAAGCCATCGACAACTTACGTGATGAAGAAACACACGTACAAGTCGGTGGCGGAGGCGAAAACGAACGCTTTGGCTTCGATTCCAACGGGCAGCAAGGCCAGTATGGTTACATGAAAGTACAAACGTACGATCGTGTGACGTACAAGTGCCATGTTCGCTACAAAGGCGTTATTGTTATCAAGCCGCAAACGACCAATGCTGATTTAGCTAAGAATTGGGGTTTTCACCCTGATCAATTTGTAGCTACAGCATGGGAATTAACCCCGTGGTCGTTTCTCGTCGACTACTTCACAAACATTGGCGATATTCTTGCCTATGATTCAAGCGTCAATTCGCAACTTCGTTGGTGCTGCAGGGGCGTCAAGAGTGAGGCGATTTCTTCCTTATTCATGATGCACGATGCCGCATTAACTAAGTCATCGACTGGTGCTTGGTTCATTGATTGTGGAGGTAGTAACTCGTTTGCAGTTCACAAGCGGATTGCCGTTTCTCGGTCGAAAAGTACTGGGGGAGCGGACTTAACACTCTGCGACCTCAGTGTCTCTCTTCCGACTGTGCCGACACAATGGCTTAATATGGCCGCTTTGTTAGCCAGCGGTAATTCCATCCACGCACAAAGGTTTAATCGATTATGAGAAACGACTTTGAAGTTCATGAGATAGGAGCAAACCCATCAGCGCTTACAGTTTTGACGATTCTTTGCGAATCGATTCATAATGTAATGCCTACGGATTCCTCTTTTTCCATCTACTTTAAAGGCTGTCATATCATGATCGAAAAAGCTGCGTGCGTAAACCATCATCGCGACGACCTCGGTCCGACCGATACATAGGAGTATTTAAATGGCTGTCACACTAACGTCACCCGTTACGGGTGCTGCGCAGACGGGCCTTACTGCCCCTACCTATACGCATGTTGTTGATACTGCTCCAGATGCAAATATGAAGCAGTACGCAGTAACTGCATTAGGTGGGACGCAGACGGGCGTTACTACGCATGGTGCATCGAGCCCCTTCACGATGACTTTCGTTCGACCCAAGGTATTCAAACCCCTTGGCAAACCGAACCCAGTCACCGGTGTTATCAAGGATGTGCCACGTAATACATGGAAGGTACACGTCCGTAAGGGCGTGCTCCCATTGGCTGGACAAGCGTATCAGGTCCTGCAGATGACGACAACTGTCGACATTCCTGCGGGCTCTGATATTGCTGATCCGGCCAATATTCGGGCTGCTTTCTCCATGCTCATCGGAGGCCTTACCCAGATTTCATCGGGTATAGGTGACTCCGCTGTGACAGGAATCCTTTAAAGGGGATTCCCTCATGGCTGAAAGGCCAACCATGCAACATAGACTAAAACATACCGTCCAAAAGAGGTATGGAGAGGTCTACGGCATTTTCTCCTTAACAATGAAGGTGTTGCTATGCATCTTAATGCTGGTGATCTTTCTTCAGTTCTTAACTCCGATCTTAGCACGTGTGGTTGGGACGGCTCAGTAGAGCCATATCCAAATATGCCAGCCCAGCAGTATGCGATGATGTCGCTGTCGAAGTCCCTCATCAAGAAATTCCATAATGATGAGCAAAACGACGATCGAGACAACAAAGCACAAACTCTGTTTACGAAAGTAAATGAGGCCTGCGGAAAGTACATATATGGTAACCAAGACACGTGGGAAGCCGAGGCAGTTGCGCTCGGGGAAGCGAAAGATTTCATCTATCGCTTCTTCTATCGCAACGACAGCCAAGGCGACCAGCTCCTCACCCTTCGTAGTATCGCTGAAGGTTTTGGAGTTGGTAACGGGGCTAACATTGGTTCAAAAACTACTTCGTTTTATTCGAAAGTAGCCAATGGACTGATGTCGGCCACGTCTTCGGAGCTGTACGATCTTTATGTACAGGCGATATTTTTCGACCCAGTTTGGTCTCGTAGTGAAGCACATCGAGAAAAGACTTTCGGTCATAATATCGTGAAGAATAGTCGTCTTTCTTTTGTCCCGAAAGATGCGAAAATAAGCAGAACTATATGCACCGAACCCGTTCTGAATATGCTCTTTCAGAAAGGGATAGCGTCATGTTTAGAACGGGAGTTACATAAAAGTCTTGGTATTGACTTTAGTGTACAACCGATCAAAAACCAAACGCTATGTCGGATCGGGTCTGTGAACGGAAAATATGGTACTATTGACTTATCTTCCGCGTCAGATTCGATGTCGCTATCTCTCGTGCGCGAATTCTTTCCTGCCGATGTTGTTAAATGGCTAGAAAGAACGCGATGCCCGAGTACCGTCCTTCCGGATGGTAAGATAGTTGATTTGCATATGGTGTCCAGCATGGGGAATGCTTTCACTTTCCCTCTGCAGACATTATTTTTCTCTGCTTTAGTCTTTGGTGCCTATCGAGTGCACAATGTTCCTTTAGTGCGTTCTGAAGGCAAATGGGTCGGGAACTTTTCCGTCTTCGGAGATGACATTATAGTCTTACAGCGATGTTATAACACCGTTGTTCGACTACTTGAAATCTGCGGATTTACCGTTAACAAAGACAAGTCCTTTAATCAAGGACTATTTCGCGAGTCGTGTGGTCACGATTATTATTGTGGCTACAACGTGCGTGGGGTCTATATTAAGAAACTCAGGCACGCTGGCGACTTCTACAGTGCAATCAACCGCCTGCTTAGGTGGTCTGCACGCCATAGAGTTCTGATACCAAATACTATAGCTCTTCTTTCTCGAGGGCTCAGGTTCTTACCTGTGCCCTTCGCTGAAGGAGATGCTTGTGGTATTAAGGTACCTTTATCTATGGTTAAGCGTAAAATACTTAGCAAATTTACCGGTGGAGTTCTTTACCGGTATTTGAGCCCTGTAAATTACGTTGTGCGGATACCCGAGCTTGACGACCCTCGGTATGATATGAAGGCGCGTAAATTACGCCGACATATACCCGACTGGATTTATAACCCAGACGGATTACTGTTGAGTCTTTTGCACGGTAGTATAAGGAACGGCCAAATCGGGCTTCGATCTAATGTCGCCCGAAAGACCGTCACCAGACAAAGATACAGTTCAAGTTGGGACTGGATCAATGTCGACTACGGTGAAAACCGTAGCTTTGGCGAAGATTGGAAGGTCTTCGTCTGGCTAAGCCTGCCTTGTGAGCAGGCCGCCTCCCTCGTTTAGTCGCAGTTCTTGACTAAACCCCCAGAGCTGAAGGGATGAGCGTAATTTACTCATTCTTTCCCAATTTCGGCCTAGCAGCTCTGGG